AGGTATCAAGGCAACGGAGAAAGAAATCTTTGACGAAAAACTGAGGATGGGTATATGACCCTTGGCCCAGCACCGGCATTTGTTGAATACCAGAGGCCTGAAAGGTTTGCTCATTGCCCCCAACAGCAAGCAGTGCTGCGAGTAGCAGCGAAGCCCATCTTTTCATTCTACGGACGGGTCGGCTGGAGAGGCCTTTCTGTGCCTACGCCCCAGGTAGCCGAGGGCCGCTGCGACCAAGGCGGCTACACCGCCCGCGATCATGGGGTTACCTGTGAGCCCTCCAGCCACAGAACTCAATGCTTGCGCGATTGGCTCCGCATTATCAGCCAACACCTCACCAATCGAAGTGGACACGAGGGTGCCATCCGGCGCTGTAGTCTCCAGTTCCTTGTCCAACAATGCACATGAGGGCAGAACCAGCACAATACCATAGATACAGCGTTTCATTCTGCGTCCACGCTCATCTTGATCTTAGAGCGCATGACGATATAGGTCGTCACCACAATGGCCAGAGCCAGGGCTCCTGCTGCACTAACACGCCAGTCGCTGGAGTCACTGATAACGTCACTCATCAAATAAGCGGTTACCATCGTGAACCACCCTTCAGACGTAGAAAACAAGCTGCCGGATGAAAGTTTCATATTACATTACGTCTGAGTTAGAGAGACGGGCCTCGACCTTCGCACGGAACGCGGGATCGGTTTTGTACTGTGGACTCTTCATGTCCTCCATCACTTGAGCGAGGCTCTGGTAAGGAGCAATGCCTCCAGGGCCTGCGGGTTCAGACTGGAGAAGCGCAGGTTGTGCAGGAGTGGGGTCGCCTTGCGCGAAACGCGCCATGAGCCCTTTGACGGCTATAGTCGCGGTGGTGATGTCTCCACTCTCTACTTGAGCGTTGTAGGCTTGGATCTCTTCGGGGCCCATGTTCTGAGCAGCCCATGCCATAGCTCCGTGGTAGGCCTCTTGCCCACCGGCACTCTCGTAAATCTTGTTGAGTTCAGCCGACTGCACAGCCTGTTGGCCCTGCATGAAGGCCGTAACAAGTTCGCGCGAAAGCCCCATGCCCTCAAGGGCAACGTAGCTATCTTCGGCAAGCTCGCCAGTGCTGTAGTATTCTTCCGCGTAGGGCGTCAAAACCTCGGTGCTCACACCAACGGTCTCCGTGTCCTCCTCCGCTGCTTCAGTTTCTGCGGGCTCTGCACCCATGTGCCCTTCAAGGCTCTTGTAGGCTTCAGCTAATGCTTCGGCACTCTCGAACTTCTCAGGCAGCCACTCGGGTCTTTCGACGGCCACCTCAGGGGCTTCAGTAACTTCAGCCTCGCCCTGATCGGTAGGGATCGAAACCATCCCCTCGGACTCTGCACTCGATGTGACCTCGATTGCGCCAGGGGCATCGGGCCCTACGGGGCCGTTCGCTGTCAGGCTGATTGAATGAGCTTCACCCATAAAGAGTACCTCCTACTGTGGTTGTTGTTGTTGTGATGCCTGGTCGGCTGCAATCTTCATTGCGTCAGGGCCGAATGTTTGAGCCATTTGAGCCATTTGCCGCTGCTGTATCTCAGCCTGGACTTGCTCCTCAGGCTTGATTAGCCCATCAGTGACAAGGCCAAGGCCCGTTGCACGGCGTGCTAGATAATCCCCCAGGTTGAGAAACTGATTGAGTGCTTCAGGGCCAATCTGCTGGTTAGCGCCTTGGATGAATTGGTCTAGGCGCATGAGGTCGGCCCCACGCCCGAGTGCCTCAAGGCCCGTGACGATGCTGGGATGCACCACGCCCTTGGGCATCTTCGGGAGCCGCCGCTCTCTGGTCATACGGTTGATGATCAAAGACACCAGGGGCAACTGGAAGCTGGCCGAGAGGGAGGCGTAACTTCCAGTGAGTACGCTTTCCAGTTCTTCGGCAAGATATCTCCATTCTGTCGCTGTGACTCGCTCGCCTTTGCGCTGGATCTGGCTGTTCATCAGGAACGCAAGGCCCAGACGGTCACGGATCTGTGCAGCCGTCTCAAACGTGATCCGCATATCGGCCGCTTTGGCACCCATGGTGACCATAGTTACATCGGACTCGCGGCCCTCTCTAATAGCACCGTTGGGCGCATCAGCCAATGTCCGTGCTCTGGTGGGGGAGGCAGGATCAACGAGCCAGAGGCACTTTGCCGCCATGGCTGAAGCCTCCACCAGGGCCTGACTCAAGCCCTCAAGGCTCTTGAGGTCGCCAAGGTACTGAACGGCATATCCGTAGCCGTAGGATTCACCAGTGACCTCCTCCATACGGAGGGGGAGCCATGGCAGATCAGCTACAGGGTAGGTGCCTACGGTGCCTTCGACCTTCTCGCCAAAGGCCTCCTGCCATACCTCAAAGGTGCCCTCATCCATCCTGTGGATGCAGGTATAGACATCGACAGTGTCCTCAAGCCGGGTGGCCTCCTGGCTGGCCATGGCCCGTAGATCCTCAGGGAGAGCCGCAGGCGCAATAGACTCCTTAAGAATGATCACTTGGACGTTGCCGCTGGGGTCTCTTTTCACCACATAACGGTCGAGCTTATAGGTCCTCATGCCCCCGTCAGGAGGCAAATAGACCAGTGCGTTACCTGCCACGATAAGCTGTTTGATGGCCTCATGGATCTGGGGCCTGTAGCCCTGAGACTCCACCTCACTCATCACGGCCTGCTCAATCTTGTTGAGCGTGACCTCAACCTCCGTGCGGATCGCAGGATCACCAGTCACGGCGTCTAGCTTGTAGGGGTCTACCGTAAGCCGGAACCAAGGGGTGTTAGGCGGGTAAAGTGCCATGAGCAGCTTGGCACTCAAGGAGGCTACAGCCCTGGCACCCACGCTCTGGTAGGGGGTAGCCAGCTTCATAGCCTGGTTGTACCCCTCGTCGGGCAGCAAATGAGGGATCGTCAGGCGGGCACAATCACGGCCACGCCTCAGGTAGCCGTCACGCTGAGTGCAAAGCTCCTCATATAGCGAGGCAGCAGAGGAGGCCGTCAGGTACATTTAGGTCCCTATGTTCAAGGGGATTCGCAGGCGGCTCAGGAGGGAGGCCCCAGAGCCACCAAACGCCTCCAGCCTCTTCTGCGCTATATCCGTTGGGCGTATAGACATCGCCGTAGGCTGTGGCCGTGGCGCAGCACTCGCGGGGGGCCCCGGTACTTCAGGCATCAGCGGCTTCCTGGCACGGGATGAGAAACACATAGATCGGACCACCTCCAAGTGGACGAGGCCTCAAACGCCGTGCGGGGCATCTGAGGCCTCTAGCGAGGACGTAAGGAAAAGAGTCAACCGCCTTGGCTGACGCGCACCTGACGCTCGTACTCGATTTCAAGCAAGACAACGACTGCACGCTGTCCTGCTCGATAGAAAATCTCACGCTCACTCATGTCAAGCGTGGGGTGCCTTTCAGGAAAAAGCTCGTTGAGCTTGGTTAAAAGGCCTTTTGGGACGGCCGGAAACTGCGGGTCCTTCTGGGTAGCGTTCAAGACGGTAGAAGTCACTCTCATACTATTGTTCATTGTCATTGTCTGATCCCTTTGCCTTGATGTAAGCGGCAAGCAGTACGCAGTAGTTGATAATGTCAAGGAGTGCGTCCTGCGTAGATTCGTCCGCAACCTTCAGCTTCCCGTCTTTCACAAATGTGACCAGACGGTTCACCTTGTCCAAGATCCGCACAACGAAACCAAGCTCCGTAGTTGCAAGGCCCATGAACTCAACGCTCTGAAAGTTTCTGAACGGTGACTGGCCCGAAGCTCCCGCATAATCATGGTTCTTCACACGGCATATCTCATAAGCCGCATGACAAAAAGCCTTATGGAACTGGAGCACTCGCTCCACCTCAGTTACCGATGTCTCTTCGGGTTCCAAAGAATCACCTCCTGAGTGTGCTGATTGAACAAAGAGGGCGTCAGGATCTTGGCCATACGCGCCTGGAGGAGCGCATCATCTTCTGTCAGACCACGAGACACATACGCCTCTACGACTTCAGCCCATGTGCCCTTTTTCAAGATGGCCGTTGCCTTCACAGGGCCCACGCCCGGAAGGCCGCTGTAGTTATCCCCTGAGTCACCTGTGAGCGTCTGATGCAAGTGTGTCCAGCGGGCCTTGGCATAGGTGATCTTCTGGACACCTAGCTCAGGCTTCCGTGGCTGGTACAGGGCACAGGGCACCGTGCGTAGATCGTGGTCATCGGACACCACGATCTTTGGCCCCTTCAGCTTGTGAGACTTTGCCAAGATGCCAAGCACATCGTCAGCCTCTAACAACGGCCACTCCTGAGAAGGCCAGCGCGTCTTGGCCCAAGCCCTCAGAGGATGGAAGATCACAGGCTTACGTTTGCCTCTGCGGTTTGCCTTGTACTCGGGGTTGATCTCATGCCTGAAGGTACGGCGGGCACTAAAGGCGAGGTAGGCAACCGCACCAGCCAACGTGCGTAGCAGGTAGTCCATTTCCTTCTCGACTTCAGCCTGGGCCTCCTCAAGGTCGGCATGGAGTGTCCAGATATCTCTCTCATCATCCCAACAAATCTCGTGCTCGCAACGGATCGCAGCCTTGTAAACAAGAATGTCTGCGTCGATAAGTAGTTTGTTACGCACCAGTCTCTTTCGGCCCATAGGTTCCTCGCTTGTATTCGAGTTTCTTAAGACTCTTTAGTTGTGCCTTCAGCCCCTCGCGCCGATGGCCTGGTTCTGTCTCACGGATCTGAAGTAGCACCCGAGCTTGCGGAACCTTCTCCCGCAAAAGTGAGACAACGCACTTAATGAGTGATATGGCGTCATCCCCATACACCCGCCACTGGTAGTAATCCTTTGTACTATGCCCCGGCCTTCGGGGGCGGTGGCTAACGTGCCCACCGTATGCCTCGGCAAACGCATAGAGCGTGTAGGGAAAGACACTTGTCACCTCAACCACAGGAGTGCGGTTGAACATGAAGCACCCTTCACCGTCGAGGTAGCCTGCGGTGTACGCAAGGAACTCATCAGTGTGTCTCGGCCCAGTTGCAGCCAATAGTGGAATCTCCATCTAGCCGCACGTTTAGGGAATAATGTCGGCCAGCCGCACGAATGGCCCCTGCGGCAGTATTCTTCACCTCTTCCGCATACTCTTCAATGACTTCAATTTGCCACTCGTCAAAAACATGAGCCACAATATGGAAATCGAGGCCTAGACGAATGCCCTTCTCGCTCAACGCCTCAACGTGCTTGACGGTAGCCATCTTGGTACAAGTCGCCGCAGCGTTCTGAATCCACAAGTTCAACGCGGAATGAGGAGAACGCGGGAACAACTTACGGCCGTCGAGGCCAACGAGCATTTTGTTCGCCTTGGCACGCTTCTGGATTGCCGTCTGCAACTTCTTGAAGGCCGGGTTGTTGTGATAGAAACGGCGTCTCAGATCAGAGCCCTCGCGCCTGCTGCCACCGACACACGCACCTAGCCTTTGGTCGCCAGCACCATATATCAAAGCAAAAATCATCTGCTTGGCCTCGGGCCGTGTGATCCCAGCCATATCGGCATTGGCCTGATGGGGGTCTCCCGTCTCACACTCCTTGGCAAACTTGCCATCGTCCCAATGGGCCAGCAGGTGTGCGAGGAGTCTGAGTTCCGCACCGCTCAAATCTGTTCCAACGAGCGCGTAACCCACAGGCACGCAAAATAAACCCCGGCACTCTTTGCCATAGGGTGAACGGTTGTTCGGGACCTGCGCCAAATTTGGAGAGTGATGTGCCATGCGATGGCTTATGGTTCCACCGCAAGAGATCACACGCCCATGGATTCTATGGGACTCATCAACCAGGCCGAGCCACGAGTTTTTTCCTTCAGCAAGCTGGCCGATACGCTTTTGAATACAAAGGTACTCTTTAAGTGTCTTGGCCTCCGGGTACTTATCCTCAAGGCCCTCCAGAATAGTCTCAGAAATACGTGGCTT